GTGTTACTAGAAACCATTGCACCAACTATATCTTGAACCTGCTCATCAGAAAGCTGAGTGTTTGCAGTTCCTGCAATAACACCACTAGCGGAAATGGTTATATTACTACCTCCACTAAATAGAGCGTAAACAGATGCATCAGATCTGTTAGTGTTTGTGGTGTAACTCGGCAAACCGAATGTACCATCATGCTTTAAGAAATGACCTGCCGTTCCTGCGGTTGGGATCACACCACTGTTACCAGTTCCTAATGCTGTACGAATTTGACTAGCAGTTTGATCAGCTGTTGCACCTGCTTCTATACCATCTAATTTAGTATGATCAGCGTTCGTAAAGTTATTCTGTGATAGCTCACCATCTTGAATGGAATATGTAGTGTTATCGTTTGCTGAGGTCAGGGTTTTAGTTCCACTGTTATATGACAATCCACCTGCTAGAATTAAATCATCACCTGCGATAACATCATTTCCATCAACAGTAAATACAACATCCGTTGCTCCAAATGTTTCAGATGTTAAGTAGCTAGGATCAGTAGCAGGAATCCATGATGGAGTTACATCAGCTCCAGTAGCAATACCATCTAGCTTAGTCTTTAGTGTAGCGGTAAAGTTCTTAGCTGTTAATCCATTATCTCCAACTGAGTACTCAGTGTTAGTGTCATCAGAGCTAAATGTAAAGGTGTTAGTTGTTGCATCGTATGTAACGCTTGTAGCATTCTCACCCTCAAAATTAACTTGCGCTCCAGATCCAATAGTTTCTGAGTTTGTACCATCAGATGCTGTCCATGATCCGTAGGCATCTGCACTTGTTGCAATGCCATCTAATTTCGTTTTAAGCGTATTAGTAAAATCATTAGCAGTTTGACTATCCGCAGAAATAACACCACTAGAGATAGAAATACCGCTACCAATTTTAACACCCCCTTTAGTAGATGAACTAGCCGTTGGTAAAGAGTAGTTATTGGCGTTATCACTAGCACCAATAGGTAACGCATAAAATGAACTCCCATCGTTTGAGATGCTCCATCTTTCTGTACTTTCATCCCATTGAAATACGGGCACAAACGCACCATCACCCCGATCAACAGAAAGCCCAGAATCTGCTCCTGCATCTGCTCCAGAGTTTAATGTGATGTTGGTGTCCTCAACAGCTAACTCAGCTGTATTTAAAATAGTCTGTGTACCATTGACAGTAAGATTACCAGTAACTACAACATTATTTGAGAATGTTTTGTTACCTGCAACTGTTTGCACTCCAGAGGTACGAACTACTGTGGAATCAACACTGATACCACCAGATCCCACACTAATACCATCATCAGCATCAGCTGAGAAAGATACACCAGTTAAGGTAATACCATTACCTGCGGTGTATTCTAAACCTACTACATCCCATGAAGATCCGTTATAGATTTTAACTTGATCATCTGTGGTGTGGTAATAAACTTGTCCAGTTGTAGGTGAACTGGGATTTGCAGTCAGTGTTTCTAATGCGAAATTCTCTATCTCTGAACCGCCTAGATCTAAACTACTGAGAAACTTAATAGCCATAATTTTTTTATTATATAATTTTAATTAAAATATGCTTTACCGCTTTGAGCGGTTCTAAAACTTATTGATACTGCGTTATCGCTAGTGTATTCTACCTCAGCAAAAACAACTTCTTCATCACTGTTCACAATAGTTACACTAGGTCTGGTGTTTAAATTGTGAGTAACTGCCCATGTTGCACTAGCTACGGATTGGTTATGCGTATAGCGCACATCAATCCACTGGATTTGTGTTCCAGTAGATTTTAAGACCTGCCCTGCCGTTCCAGTAGCATTGTCTTTATCCTTTACCTTACCGCTAAATTTAACAGAATCGGTATTGACATAAACTGGTATGGTATTACCATCACCATCAGACAGCTGTACCTCACCAGTAATTTCAGCACTGTCCGTAGTTTTGATCAGCCCTTTGTAGGTGTCCTTTACCTTATTACTTGTTAGCGTTGCCATGAATTTTGTCTATATATCGTTTTAAGCGTTGTAAATTGATCCGTTTAGGTTTGTATCGTTTAGATGTTCCAACCTCCGTAGTATGCATCTTTTTGCGGTTGCATGTCATCATTATTATTGCTAAAGTATTCTGGGTACTTATTAGTGTTAAAGCTCATGTAATCCATAAACCTCCTGCCGTAATGCTCTGCAATATCTCTGTGCTTATTGCTTAACATGTCAATTTCAGATTGCTCCATAGGAACACTGTTTTCACTGGTGTGCTTATACGCGCCTCCATTGCCGATTGTGTAGGCACTGTGAGGCAGATATTCACTCATAGCAAAGTGTATAAGCATCGGCTGAATGTAATCATCCAGAATGGTTATATAATCCGTTTGGAGGCTGTTATTAGTTATATCTGATCTGAGCTTATCATATAGCTTAGATCCTAAATAGGATTGTATATGGATCTCTTGTGCGATCTCAATAAATGGCAGGATCTTATCACTGTCCACATTACCAGAGATCACACTATTCTCAACTAGGTGTTCACGCTTTATGAATAATACTTTTGCCATTATTTACCGTAATTTGGATGGTGTCCATTGTCTTTCATATCAGTTGGTGCTTTGCTTACCTCTTCTGGGTTTTTAGGTAGTTTAAAACCGCTTCGCACCGCTTGATTTACATTGACAAACTTTGTTCCTGCTAAGGCATCCCCTCCGTAGGGTTCGCCATCTTTAGTTAATTTCTTTTTATAGATCCTGCGTTCCCATCTGTGGTGGCAGTTCACGCCACCTTTGTATTTAAAGATGGAGTAGTTTCTACCCTTATGCCCATGCGATTTGTTTACGCCCTTTGCCGATAGAAATCCTATATCCTCTTTGCGGTAAACTTTGTTTCCTTTAAGCATACTCTTACAAAAAGATCTAGTTTCCCCCTTAGCACTCTTGCTAGTGCCTTTTACATAGGCATAGCGAACCTTGTACAGCTCACTATCTTGTGATGAATCATCTCTTGCAGATAGGCTCACTAGACCGTTGAGGTAATTCTCAACATCAAAATCCTCTGGCTCATCTTCAGTAGATTCCTCATCTACATCAATAAGCTCATATTCATTTTCTAGCGGTTCATCTTCACCCACCTGCTCAATAAAATTTTCTAGATCAAAATCAGAGGATAGATCTACATGATCTTCACATGGCATGAATTTGCCATTGGGCATCTCATGGTAGCCTACGCATCCAATCGTAGAGGCATAAGCAATAGCCTCTTCTTTAGTGTCAAACGATGGCATCTCAGCAAGGTTAGATTTTAATGGAACACAGTTCGGTACTTTCTTACCGTTCTTCATCTTCATTCCTATCATCTCGTAACCTGCCTCACATGGGTTATCCTCATTTAATTTAGTGCATCCGCAATCCTTAGAGAATTTACGCCCAGTTTCCTCTTCTTTAGTTTCAGCATCTAGATTGTCATAATCCATGAACTCTAGAGGCTGTAAAGTTTTAAAGTATAGGTTCAGAGTGATCTGATTAAATGTCAGAATATCATCTATTGCATCTAAGACCAATTCTTGAGTGCTACGGATCACTGTGTTTTGAAATAACAGTGATGCCGTTTTGATCTCATCAGCATTAGATCCCATACCGCTACTATCCTTGATCCCCAAAAGGAATGGACTGGTAATGCGGTGTGCTACCATTAGTTTTTCTCTGGCTTCTTCACTAAGGAACTCGTATTGACTAGAGGCATCTGATAACTGGACTGGCTCAATAGAGGCTTGAGTATCTGCACTGTCATTGAACGCAAGGATGAATTTCCCTGCATTGCTTGAGCCACTAAATTTGTCAATAATCTTGTTCTCAATGATTGCTCTTTCCTCATCTGATGGAACTCCGTTGTTAAAGTTAATCAGCATGGATGGGTGCAACCCCGAACGCACATTATTGATATGGAAATTAGCTACCTCAGCTTCAAGCTCTGCATACTGCAACCCTCCTTGATAGTCTACTGGTGAATAGTAATAGAAACCTGCTCTGTATGGCTTGATACAATAGATCTCAATTTTATCACCCTGCTCACCAAAGCCAAACGCAGGAATGCGCTCTGGCTCATATCCCTTTTTACGGATCTTGCTCCAGTCTTTAGAATACCAGAATGCTTCAATTTCCCCATCTTCATTACATTTTTCCATGCGTAATGTTTCTACTGGGAAATGTTCCACCTGCGCTACTTGCGATTTGTCATCATTGTAGATCACTTGAAATGTCGCTTGACCTAATGCCTTAATATCAAAGCAAATCCTGCGTAAACAGTGTTTGCTAAACATACTGATCATCTGGGCGTATTGATCTGGTCTACGGTTGGCATCAGTTGCTCCGATGCCCTTACCATAGATCAACTCAGTTACACCATTTATGATGGCATTATTAGTTGCCGATCCATGATACTGTGAGATCAAGTAGTCATAATACAAGTTATCATCACCATACTCAACCCATGACTTGCGATTATCTTCTTTAGCTTGGGGAGTGGTGTAATTGCTTAGATTTACTATTCTTATTTTACTCATCGGTATAAATATCCATTACTACTGCTTTCTTTTTCTGTGTATGTGTCCTCTATTGTGGTGTATTTCTCTAGATCAGTTTGATCAGTACAAAACATTTTACCTCTGTATATCTCCTTATAACTGTCATTAACATCTTGCACTATCAGTGTGTAAAATGTACCCTCATTCATAAAGCCAGATGGCATAGTGCCAATCTGTGATTCTATGAAATTGTGCGTTACATCCACTACTTGTGAACTCACAAAGGAATTTACCACCTCTTTGGTTTCCTCATTAGTTATAGAAAATTGGACAGCTCCAGTAGGAAACTGTCTAGGCACTACTTTTATCTCGTGCGGATATTGTGTTGTTATAATGTGCATACTTATATAACCAGAAAACGGTGTATCTGTTACCAAAAAAAAGGGATGCCCGAAAGCACCCCTCTAACCAAACACACAAAAAAAAGACTAGAACAGCCTTATGAGTTAGATCCGCTAGTTACTGATGGAGTTGTAGTCAATCCTGCAAATGGATCAGCCTCTGTTGCTCCCTCTAAGAAATTAGCAGGTAATTGCTCCTGCGCTGATAAGGTTAAAGTGTAACCACTCATATCACCCATACCTGCACCAGTTACAATAGATCCACCAGTTACCTCTGCACCATGCTCTACACCCATTACGAATGCATTGCCGTTGTAATCATGTACTACTACATGTGGTCTACCGTAGGATAATAATTTGATTTCTTTGTGATCCTCTTTAGATAACTTAGTCAAAGATAAGTTCAGAGTTTGCTCAAAGAATGTTGTACCGTTTTCTCGGCTTGAGGTGATCGCTTGTTCAAAGCTAGATCCACCTTTAAGCTCGTATTTGAATGCTGTGATCGTACCTAGATCATCAATAACATCCGTATTTGTTGAATCATAGGTAGCGGTAGCTCCATAGTTAATGAAATAGACAGCTTTAATACCACCTACAACATCCTTACAAGGAACAGCTCTACCTATCGTTAAGTTACATGCCATGCTTTATATTTTTTTGGAAAGAAAAAAGGCGGACAAGCAATCGCTCACCCGCCTTTAATCAATAATTAAACCTTGTTATTCTTATGATGCCAAAGTGTACAGCACACATTCCTGCGATACCCCATAGTTCACCCCTGCGGTGAAACGCATTACGATGCGGACATTTTGATCACCTAAAGATTCCGCAGTGTCAATTACGCGGACTTCATTATGGTCAGACATCAAACCAGTACCGAAATACAAGTTCTCTCTACGCGCACAAACCATGTGATCTTCTGGCATACCTGCACAGACAAATAATGGAATACCCTCGTAAGATAACTGCGCTCCGTTTCCGTACCACATTGATCCTTTACCCTCTAAACCGTTTGCACCTACACCAGATGCTCCGAAACCGTTTAATGAACGGATGTATAGTTGAGCAACTTTCTTTGGTACATAGATCGCTAGATCCTCAGCACCGTAAACAGCTGATGGGATAGCATCTACTACCTTAGCTAATTCAGCTTGAATAGTTCCAGATGCAAAAGCAGTTTCAGTTGTAGTAGCATCTACTACTGCGCTATCCGCTGACATCAATACTGTCAAACCATCAAACTCACCTGCGTTAGCATCAACGCCACCCCAGATGTTTTGCTCCATTTTCTCAGCTACTTTAGCTGATACATGACCGATCAAGAAATCAGCAAATGATGGAGGCAGTTGATCGTAAGCTGAATAGCCCATCTCAACACTTTCCCAGTCGTTTCTAAAATCTTTGCGACACAAAGTAAGATTTACTTCATATTCAGAGGGCTGAAGCACACGCTCTGTAAGCGTTACTTGAGATTGATCAGAGTAATCACATGATGCATCTTTCACCAATGCATTTGTGCTTAATACTTTCAATGTTTCCTTGAACTTAATGTTCGGCTTAACAGTGATTCCGTTGCCTTCAATAGTGTCCGCACTCAAAAGAGATGCAGAAATGTATTTTCCAGCAAATTGACCAGCGTAACTGGTCGTAATACTCGTAGACATAATTTAGTTATTTATGTTTTTATTAAAAAATTATCGTTTTATTCTATCTGCAAATGCAGTGATATTCTGTAATCTAGATGAACGCCAGTTATCAACCAGATCATCATGAGTAGAATTTACAGCATCTACTAATTCTTTAGCATCATCATACTGATCAAACACATCTTGCGGATCTAGACCTAAACCCTTAGCTGATTCTTCTACTTTAGCTAAAAGTTCTGCCATTTCATCAGCACCATCTTTAGCATACATCATCTGTGAGTTAATGATCATCTCATCAATGAT